CTGAAAGGTTCTGTTCTTCTTTCGTATTTAAAACCTAAAAGTTCTAAACCTTCTCTGTATGATTGTTCCCAATCACCACGTGATTCTTTGTATTCATTGTATTGATCTACTAACTTAGATCCTAATGGATCTAAAATTTGTTCTCCTAAAAATTCTGCAAGATTTTCAAAATGGTCTTGACCACCTTCCATTGCTGCAACCTTTGGATCAAATGAAACTTCAGCACCACCTTCCTCTGTCATTTCTATTTCAACAGGTCCACCTTTTTCTTGAACTTCTTCTACTTTTTCTTTGATTTCTTCTTCAACCTCAACTGCTCCTGGAACTTCGACGGTCGTTTTTGTATTCGGTAATGGTTTATCTATTGTGGCCATTTGTTATTTTACCTTTTTTTAAATAATGATTCAACACCTGACTGATTGATATCAGGCATTCTTATTATTGTCAAATTAACCTCTCCACCATCTGCTTTTTTAGTAAAGTCCCTTAGATTTTCAATACCACCACTAATTC